CCGACCAGAAGCAGTCTACAAACACACAAACGGAGCATGGAAAAGGGTTTACTAAATGGCTAATGTAAAAATATCTCAGCTTACCGGAGCAAGCTCCGTAGTTGACGCAAATGAATTTGAAATTAATGAGGCAGGTACTTCGAAAAAAGTAACTGGGGCACAGATTTCTACCAAAGTTAGGGCAGACATCACGTCTAGTGATGTACAGGGTGCAGGGGCCTTAATGGACTCTGAGCTTACTGCTTTAGCTGACGTTAAGGCTATAGATCAAGGCGTCAGTACAGGGGATAGTCCACAGTTTACGGGAATAAACGTAGGACATGCTTCTGATACGACACTTACAAGGGTGTCAGCAGGTAAGTTAGCTGTTGAAGGGGTGGAGATAACCGCCAACTCTACAACCCAAACCCTTACCAATAAGACGCTGACGTCACCTACCTTGACCTCCCCGACAGTCAACGTAACTTCGGATGCGACTGGAGACCTATATTACCGTACCGCTGGCGGAGCCTTTGCTCGCCTGGCCATAGGCTCAACGGACGAGGTACTGACGGTATCCTCAGGTCTTCCTTCATGGGAAGAAGCTAGTTCTGGTTCTAGTAGTCTTGGGGCGGTAGGGACAACTATGGTTCTGTATCAAAGTACAACAGGGACTTCAAACACTTCGGTTACCGCAGACTCTACTTACGCAGGCAGTGGTCTGGTCTACACGACATCAAGTAGTCAAAATGGGTTTGCGACTATACAGATGACAGGTACAGCCGCCCCCACAGGAACAGCCGTTTCAGGGACATGGAGGGCACTTCAGTCTGGTCAGGCTAGGCTCTATACAAGTGGGATAGGCGCAAATACAAAGTACTACCCTGCACTATACGTTAGAACAGTTTAAGGAGTTAAGAAAATGGAATATAAAAACCCAGAGTGGTCTTCCGAGACTACAATAGACTGCGAAGTCAATCACCCTAAATTTGGGTGGGTGCCTTTCACCTGTAACCCAAGTGATGTAGGGGCAGTGTTTGACGTCAGCAGCTTATTCAACCTAATGAAAGTAGATAAGACTACGGTTAAATTTACGGCCCCGCCTACACCTGATCCAGCCGAGATTCAAGCAGGCGAAGTCCGTAGAAAGCGTAATGAACTGCTTGTCTCAGAGGTTGACCCTGTTGCTGGTCATGTCCTTAGGTGGAACTCCTTAACGGCAGAGGAACAAGAGGCGTTGGCCGATTATAGACAAGCCCTACTAGATGTACCACAACAGTCAGGTTTTCCCCAGAGTGTGATTTGGCCTACTTACTAATAAGACTAGGGATACTTTACTAAAACCCTAGACTTAAGGAGAACACTATGGTAGACAATAGCTGGCACCTGTCAAAGTCTGTGCCTATAACACTGATACTTGCAATACTTATGCAGACTGTATCTCTCGTGTGGTTCGTCTCCACTTTAAGGAACGACCTAGATAAAGCACAGACCGATATAATTAGACACGACACTAAGATTGAGGGGCTTGGAGAGGTAGTCCAGGGTCAGGCTATTACAATGGCTAGAATGGACGAGAACATCAAGTCTATCAGAGAGCTTTTAGAGCAGTACCTCAGGAGTATTAGAGACTAATATGTCTGTGTCAATTTCCGATATTAGACTTGCAGCAGAAAACGACTTAGTTACCTTTATTAAGCTGGTAGCTCCAGAACAGGTGTTAGGGCAGTGTCACGAAGATGTATGTAGCTGGTGGACTAGGGAAAATTCAAAGACTCATCAACTACTTCTATTCCCAAGAGACCACGGCAAGTCTCGTCTTGTTGCCTTTAGAGTGGCTTGGGAATTAACCAGAGACCCTACTCTAAGAATATTATACATCTCTGCTACAGCAAACCTTGCAGAGAAGCAGCTAGGTTTCATCAAAGGGATACTTACCTCCAAGGCTTACCAGAGATACTGGCCTGATCACGTTAATGCTGAAGAAGGTAAAAGGGCTAGGTGGACTACCTCAGAGATTATGTTAGACCACCCAGAGCGAAAGAAGGAAAATGTTAGAGACCCGTCTGTGTTTACAGGTGGTTTGACAACATCACTGACTGGCCTGCACTGTGACATAGCTGTTCTGGACGATATTGTTGTTTACGAGAATGCGTACACAGGTGAGGGCCGAGGGAAGGTTAAGAGTCAATACTCCCTTCTCTCCTCCATTGAAGGGGCAGAGGCAAAGGAATGGGTGGTAGGCACCAGGTACCATCCAGCAGACCTTTATAATGACCTCCTTCAAATGGTCGAGGACCAGTACGACCACAAAGGCACTAAGGTTGGTGAAGAGAATATTTACGAAGTCTTTGAGAGACCCGTAGAAGAAGACGGTGATGGTACAGGAGAGTTTCTCTGGCCTAGACAACACCGCAAAGATGGTAAGTGGTTTGGCTTTGATATTAGAGTGCTGGCAAAGAAGCGTGGACAGTACTTGGACAAAGGGCAGTTTAGGGCACAGTACTATAATGACCCCTCTGACCCAGACAATGTTCCTGTAGGATCAGACAAGTTCCAGTACTATGACCGTAAACACTTAGTATTAGAACAGGGGCACTGGTACTACAAAGAGAATAGGCTGAACGTCTTCGCTGCTGTTGATTTTGCATTTAGCTTAAATAAAAAGGCAGATTATACAGCTATTGTCGTAATAGGTATTGACAATTCAAATAATGTGTTTATACTTGACATCGACAGATTCAAAACGGACAGAATTTCTGAGTACTTTGAACATGCCTTGGTCTTAGTAACTAAGTGGGGTTTTAGAAAACTTCGGGCAGAGACTACAGTAGCTCAGAAAGCTATCGTCAGACAACTGAAAGAGCTAATTAAAGAGCATGGGTTGTCTCTCAGCATTAATGAATATCGTCCTAATAAGGGCAGTAAGGAAGAAAGAATTGCTGCTATCCTAGAGCCTAGATATGATAACCTTTCTATCTGGCATTACAGAGGAGGTAATATACAGGTGCTTGAAGAAGAGTTATCAAGTCGTAATCCTCCGCATGACGATGTAAAAGATGCTTTAGCCGCTGTAGTAGACTTAGCAGTCAAACCATCTAAGGCCTATAGTAAAGGCAAAAGGACTAATATAGTCTGGGCTAATAACAGATTCAGAGGTACTGGGTAATGAACAGCATAGACATAGAACAAATCCTCAATCCAGATACCTTGGCGGTAGAAATAGCCTCAAGATGGAATGAGTGGAACCAGCTTCGTAGTAAGTGGTTAGAAGAGAAAAAAGAGTTACGGAACTACCTATACGCTACGGATACAAAGACCACCCAAAACTCTATGTTGCCTTGGTCAAACTCGACAACAACCCCGAAACTAACTCAAATCATGGATAACCTCCATGCAAACTACTTTGCTACTCTCTTTCCTAGAAGACAGTGGATGAAGTTTGAGGCAGAGAAGGGTGGCCCAGAGCTAAAGGCTAAGAGGGATATAATCCAGGCCTACCTAGATACTAAAGTTAGGCAGTCAGCTTTTGTCAATACCTGCTCCGACATCCTGTACGACTATATCCAGTACGGAAACTGCTTCGCCACCTTAAACTGGGAGCAGAAGTATTTAACAGGCCCTGAAGACGAAGTTGTAATTGATTACATAGGGCCTAAGCTAGTTCGTATCTCTCCCTTTGATATTGTTTTTAACCCTTCGGCAAAAGACTTTGAGTCAACACCTAAGGTAATTAGAAGCCTAAAGTCTCTCGGTGACATCAAACGTATGTGCGACGAAAACCCTGAGAACGAACATTTCAAGCAAGTGTTTGAAAAAAGTCTAGCCGCAAGAAGTTCTGTACTAGGTGGCGATGACAAGTATAAGGGTGACGCCTACGTAGCTGATGGCTTCTCAAATATTCGGCAGTACTACGAGTCAGACTATGTAGAGGTTCTGACTTTCTACGGGGACATCTACGAAAAAGGCGATAACGAGTTCCACTCAAATAGAGTTATCACGGTACTTGATAGAGCCTATGTACTTTCTAACGA